ATTCGATTGTGCTTTGTTGAGACCTTGTGACGGAGCTTATTCCTTAGTTACATCTGACGCTTGGGTAGTTGGGGCCACTGTTTATTCTGATTATAGTTTTGACAACGGTTTCTCGTATAACATTCCGACTCAAGTCGGCGACTGTGGAGCCATCCTCTTCGGGTTATCTCATAGTGGTATTCCCTACATCACTGGGATGCACGTGTCTGGTAACGGTAAAGTGGGTTATTCCACATCCATTCGCAAGGAGACAGTGGATCATGTCCTCAGAGTGTGGAAAGATCGCGTCACCGTTCCTTTCGACGAATCACCAGAACCTATAGCCCAAGTGGGAGAAGGGTTTCTCTCAACACACGTTGTCCCTAAATTGAGATCTCCGGAAAAATCTAAGATCGTCAAATCTCCGCTCCATGGGAAGTGGCGCCCGTCTATATGCGCAATCGGTAAGTTGAGATCCTTCAAGCTGGATGGTCAGATCATTGACCCTATGACTAAAGCTAGAGAGAAGTACAACAAACCGAGGCCAGCTTACAACCTTCCTTTGTTGGATATGTGTGCTGATACTGTTGTCCAAGATGTCATCTATGCGTCTGATTCTGGTAGGCCTTGGGAAGCTAGACTTTTGACATACGAGGAAGCTATTATTGGTGTGGATGGAGTCGACTACATTGATTCCATAAAGCGAAACACCAGCCCGGGTTTCCCTTTCATCAATATGGTCAAAGCTCCAGGTAAGACCCATTGGTTTGGTGCTGATGTCGATTTCAAATTGGATTCGAAAGAAGCTCTGGAGTTGAAGGCAAACATCATGAATCAGCTGGCCGAGATTCGGAGAGGGAAAAGATTGGGTTATGTGTTTGCTGACTTTCTCAAGGATCAGAGACTCGAGGCCGCCAAAGCCGAGGCCGGCAAAGCTCGCCTTGTCTCCTGTTCCCCTATTGACTTCCTCATACTTTGTAGGATGTACTTCGGGGATCTCGTCAGGTGGATCATGTCCAACAGGATAAGGAATGGTTATGCAATTGGTGTCAACAATTTCTCTATGGAATGGACATCACTAGCCAATCATTTGGTCAGCGTCGGTCATGATAATATCATTTGCGGTGACTACAGTGCCTATGATGGCTCACTCAGCCCTTCACTGATGTACACCTTCGAGAAATTGTCAGATGCATTCTACGGCGATTGTGATCCAATGGACACTGTCGTCAGATCCGTCTTATTTGAGTGCATTGTCAATTCCCGGCATGTGTTCAGCACTGACTCCCCGCACGAATCGATAGTTTACGAGTGGTTTGGAGGGAATCCTTCGGGTAATTTCCTAACCACTATTCTGAAC